TCATTTACTATATCTTCAATTGCACTATCACATTCCGGGTGTAGTGCCATCTCACGATATCTTTTGATTAAATCAAATTCTGTGCGATATACTCCCTCAATATCAACATAAGAACCAAAAAAACCACTAGTCAAATAATGATCAACCCCGTCCTCATTATTAGAAGGAACGGGGGAAACCACAGTGGGAGATACTGGTTCATTATTTTCAATTGAGAATCCAAATAATTTTGCCATAATTTAATTAATTTATATTCCTATTATTTATTATTTGTCTTATGAATTAGTCTTACCATCAACGGGATGCCAGTAATTTACTTGAAACTCAACTGTAAATTCTTCAATTGTATCTGATGAATCAAAAGAAAGATCAATTGCAGAAATATTAGTTGGAAAAATATCTTCAAATTTATACTGCTTTGCATTTTTAACACCACTAGTAGTAGAGGTTTGAGTCATAGATGATGAGTCTCTACTCAATTGAGTCACCGTTGCATTTGCCATATATGTGGAAGGATCGGTAGTGCCACTTGCATCCTTATATTGGCCAATATGTTGCATCCAATCTTCCATAACCGTTCTAATAGCAAAATCATTGTCATTAATAACAGTAATTGACCAAGTATCATAAGTTCTGTCTCCAGCAACTTTAAAAATTCTTCCTCGAAAAGGAACATCAATAGATGCAATATTTGATGCGGGTAAGTTAGTTGCCTTACATAACATCACAAATTTGTCAGGAAGAGTTTTCGCTGCGCTAGGAATATTTCCAAAAGAGACTTCAAATAGATTGGGGCGAGCACCACCACCACTCATTGCTGATTTAAATTGGGAAAGAGATCTTTGTGTTGCCATTTTTAATTTCTCCTTTTAATTTATTTATTTTAATTAAACAGTTCCAGCAACTTCTTCAAAACTAACACCTGTGCGAGTTGCAACAAAAGTGAGAGTGACATAATTAATTGACTTCGTTGGTTTTAGAAAGATATCTGCACGAAACTCATTATTATCAATTACATCAGGAGTATTGTTTGATGTATCACAAACAACCAGGAATCCAAAAAGACCTCTTTTTGCCTCCACATCACGAAGAAATGGTTCAACAATATTCTTAAAGTTTGCTCTGGTGAGTTCATCATTTAATTCAAAGAGTTGTGCTTGTGCAGTTCTTTCGAGTGCTTGTTCAATTGTGAGGAATAAACGACGAACATTAATTCGATCAAATGCAGATGCATATCCAAGAGCAGTTTTGTCTCCAAAAAGAAGAGTTCCAATTCCAGGTTGAGTTATAATTGAATTGATTCTTTGTTGATAAAGTTGATCTCTCTGTGCCTTTGATGGATTATAAGTAAGTTTAACAACATTATTTAAAATTCCTCTTTGCTGACCTGCAGGAGAGAACCAAGGAAATGAAACAATATTGGTCCGAGTCATTAGACCTGCAACATCAGCATTGCAAGGAACATAACGAAATTGATTGTTAAATCTATCATAAACATACTTATATCCACTATCAAAAATTGCATAAGATGATGATTGAAGTGAGCTAAAGTATTGAATTAGGTTCGTTGTTTGAGTAGTTGTATTAGTAATTCCAATCAAATTTGCTCTGTGAGGTCCAATACAAGCAACACAGTCTGCTCTTGATCCAGCAAGAGAGATTAGAAAATTTGCCTTTGCCTGTGAATCAACTTCGTTTGTAAGACCTGGACCCATAATAAAATAATCGACCTGAATCTCATCTTTATTACTAAAGAGTTGATATGAATCAATCAAATCTCCAAGAGATGCCTGCATTCCACCAGAAGCAGAATAATTAACACCACCACTAAGAGAATATGATTTATTTCCAATCGAATTGAATGTCACTCCTTGTGCATTTTGTCCCCAGAGACCCTGTGCAGTTGTATATGGAACAAATGAAGTACTAAATCCAATTGCTCTTGGAGAAGTTCCGTGATATGAATCGGTGGAACTTGAAGGGTTTACTCCAGCATAAATTTGAGAAGAAAAATCGGCAAGAAATTGCTTGTACCAAATTTTTTGCGGAGAATTCACTGCAGAAATTGAATCAAATGCCTTTGAAAGACTTACAAATTTTTCAATAATTGTTCCTTGATTTCCAGTTACCGTTCCCAGATCATCAACCACTGCGATATGAAGAGCATCATTTTTACCAGATCTATCAAGTGAATATTGATTTGAAATTGGTTTTGGTGCAATCGATTTCCAATAAATTGTCGAATTTGTAATGCCAAGTGTTTGTTGTTGATACCAATCTACAACTGTAGAGGGGGTAATTGGAGAAGATGCCGATGTTCCAGTATTAATTCCTGAATTATTAACAAAGCGAAGAGAACTTGAAGTAGAGTATGATGCAACAGAAGAACTTTCCGCATAATCAATAAGAGTTTCTGTTCCTGCCGATGAAACTCTAGAAACAATTTTTACATCAATGCTACTATTTGAATTTGTGGCATCTGTGGTAACACCAGTGATAATACCTTTTAGATAGCCAGTAAAAAGTGATGTTGTTCCTGATCCAGCAATTGCAGTGTTTGTTATTGCAGTTGTAACACCAAAACCGATTTGAGCACCAACAGTTGAAAGATTAGTCGTTCCAATTCCAATTGTTTGATCTGCTAAATTATCAATGAAACAAACTTTTAATCCATTTGCCCAAGATCCTGGATTTTTTGCCGCATATGTAAAATTAGTTGCATCTTCATGATTATTGGTATAGTCATCATAATTTTCAATTTTTAATATAGATGTTGAGGCAATTCCAACTCCAGCATTTGCATTATTTAAAGTTGATCCATCAGTTCTTACAACTTTCAAAACTCCACCATATGAAAGATAAGATGATGCACTCATCCAATACTCATATTGAGCATCTGTTGAAAGTGGTCTACCAAAAACGTTAATTAAATCTTGCTCCGTAGAAATATCGATTGGGTAATCAACCGGACCAATTGGAAATGGGCCTGCAATTACTCCAATATTATCTAAAACATTATCTACTCTTCCTACTGTTAAATCAACCTCTCTGACAAGTACGCCTGGAGATAATTGAGGAGTTGCCATTTGATTCTCCGTAAATTCTCAGTTTATCTAAAAAATATTTATCAAATCTTTTATTTACATATAATTCCACATAAAAGACCGATCACCATACTCATCAGTAAACCAACGATCTCCATCAACATCAGTAAAACTATTGTCACCTAAACCATCTTCAATGAATCCAAATGGTGCCATATCTTGTTCTATTTGATTTTTTTGTTCTTCATATAATCTTTTTCTTACATCTTGATCTGTAAGTTCTTTAAAGTAATCTTGAGAAACTAACCAGGCATAAATGACCAGGCACATTGCTAAATCATCATTACATCCTTCTTCTGCCTCAAATGAATTATGTTTTTGAATGAATGTTGTAAGTTCACTCATAATTTCATAGTCATTCAGATATATCTTGTCTTCTTCAACCATTGTTTTTAAGTTTAAACAACCAACCTTTTTCACTGTTTTGGACATTTTTACACCAAGTTGTGTTTTCTTACCAGAAAATCCTTGGCCAACAATTTGTCCTGCTCTACCTCTCATGGAACACATTAATAAATTATTATATTCTAAATCATATTGAAGAATACTTGCGACCTGATCTCCAACATCATTTACTTCACATAAAATATAAGAATCATTATAACTTTTAGCAACATCATAAATGATACTTGGAAATATCATAGGTTTAATTTCATTATTTCGATACTTTGCTACTACCTTATGTGGAAATTCCGTAATATCAATAACTACAAAAGCAGAATAATCATTACCAATCCCTCTTGCAACATCCACAGTAATGAGATAGTCGTGTTCATCAATAGAATCCACATAAACATCTAAACCAGCATTACGAGTCTTAGGATTCTCATATACAAGTGATCTGAGTTTGCTTGGTGCAATTAGAGTATCAACTGAACCCAGAAACTCACACTCAAATTCAACTTTGAATTGTTGTTCACTTGTATTGGCAATTGTCTGTGCCTTCCAGGCAGAATCTCTACCAGGAACTTCACTCCAATGAACATCAGTATAAACATATTCATTTTTTCCTTTTTCAGCATCATGCCACATACGATAGAAGTGATTCATACCGTGAGGTGTAGATACAATAATTACCTTTGTATTTTTACCTGCAGTAATTGTTGGATATACCGATGCAAAGAATGAATCTGCAATGTGATTTGGGACGAACGCAAATTCATCCAAAAAGAGGATATTGAAAGACATACCACGAACTGCAGAAGCAGAAGTAGAAGCAGCCAAGATTTTACTTCCGTTTTCCAATTCCAGAGAACCCTTGTTCCAGGAGATAATTCCTTGTTGCATCCATTTTGGTAGATTTTCATATGCTGTTTGAAGACGATCTAAAAGTTCTCTTGCGGTTGCTGCCTTGTTTGCAAGAATACCAATATTTACATTATCATTAAAGACTGCATAATGAAGAAGATATGATACGACAGTGGTACTCTTACCAGTCTGCCGAGGCATTTTACAAATATTAAATCTATTCTTATGAAATCTTTCAACAAGTTTTTCTTGAAAAGGATACATCTTAAATGGTTGTAATCCATGATCTAAAGTCACAATTTTTACATAATTTCCTGCAAAAAATACAGGATCCTCTTTACACTTTATAAACTCAAGAATTTGATCCTCTGTAAATTCAATTGGTGTATTTGCCTTTTTAAGTAAGGGATTACCAAGATAAATGTCGGTACTCATATGTTAGTTGCAGTTCCAACGCCGAAGTGCTTTGTTAATTCTACTATCTGGATCTCGTGCAGTTTTTTCACTAGTTAATTTTGATTTCATTCCTTTCATTCGACGACAAAAATTTAATCTTCTTTTTGCTCTTTTCCCTTTAGGTTTTTTTTCAGTCACAGCAGTTTGCAATTTTGAACCTGGATTTTCCTTTCTATAAGCATCTACTGCTGCTTGACTTAATCCATCGGTTTTATCTTTACGATTTTCTTTTTGCCAATCTTCTTCAATCTCAACTTCTTCACCAATCGTTTTAGAATTGATAAAATAGTTCTTTGATTTTGAATTTACAACTTGAATCAGAGGCATTCCCGGTTCAATTGTTGAAACTTTATATTGAAGAACTTGAGAATCTGGATAAATTTTTTGTATCTCTGTTGTAACCTCTTTCCTGTTGGGCATTCCAATTTGTGGAAAGAACATTCTAATTGAATATTTTTTTCCTCTCCAGTTTAAAATTACAGCAAGAATGTTTCCTGTTTCTGCTTGTAAACGAGTTGACTCATCAATTGTAAAATCCTCTGCTTTTACACAATTTGGATATTTTTTACCAAACATAGTTTTCATACCCTTTTTCTTATATCCTTTCCAACATGCCTCATCAACATTGTGTTCCCCACTATCAACAT